TTTGTAATTCAACAAGTTCACGAGCCTGTTGAGTAACTCCACTCAACGCCTCACGAAGGCTTGACTTACCTCCTGTAAAATAGTCAATGAGATTGCTCACGGCAATCTGCACTGTAAACAAGCCCGTGTTTAATACGTCTACAACCTTTTGGTTTTGCGTAAACGCTTCACTTGCTGCATCAGTGGCTTTTGTAAGGATTGCAAGGCTACCAAAATTTCGGATAAGGTCTTTGATTCCCTTGCCCGTTTCTTTTACTTCATTCTTGACGCCCTTTACGGCATCTTCAGCCTGACCAAATGATTGCTTGGCTTCGGTTCCAACTTTATCAATCGACTTGTTGAGCTGATTGATGTTTGCAATTAATTCCTTTATCGATGCATCAAACTGCGATGAGTCCCCATCAATGCGGATTGTTTCTACTACTGCCATTACCTGCGCTTTAGGAACTCATCCCAAGTCTTTGGAATAGCGTGCTTGCCTTTGGCCATATCAATAGCCTCCGACTCGTTGCGCCACTCATCTAACTGCAAGAGTTCAATCAAATAACCTAAATAACTTGGCTTCATACTACGTTGAGGAGTTCGAATGTTGCTTTACCCGTTGTCATATTCACCTGTGCTGAGTTCACAATGTACTTTTGGTTGTTCCAAATGATGGCGTTCTTCAAGTTCATTGTGATGATTTTGCCGAGAGGCAATGCCGCATCGACCTGCACAAGCCTGCGTCTTTTGTCATATAGGTCGTTGATGTAATCACTCCAATAGTCGTTGTACAAGTTTGAGTTCACGCTTTCAAGATGGTAAGGGTCAATGTCGCTTCCAAACACAATAGAGTCGGATGCTCCTGCACTTGTGTAGCGGTTTGAGGTGTTAGCGTACCACGCAGTTGTAACCTCACGGCTTGTTACTCCATCGGAGTTTACAAATGCAACTGAGTTTGCATTGAGGTCATAGTTCTCAAAATATCCGTAAAACAAAATAGGTGCGCCCAAGTAAGGGTTGAACTTGCCATCCTCGTTTACGTCACTTGTGATGCTCTTGTACACGAGTACGTTTGTCAATGCACCCGTGTGTAGGTCGGTCAGCCTTTCAAACAACGGACACTCAACAGGTAGCTCTACATTGAATTCATCACCATCAAAACTAAAGAAGGCACGGAGGTCTCCATATCCTGTGCCATAGATTCGCTTGTAAGTGTGTCCAAGTATTTGGTCAGTCTCTTGGTATAAGAACTGAATCTCACGATATAGCGCAGGGCGATTTACCACGTACTCCGTAATATCAAGATATGTCTGAAGGTTTTGGTCGGTTCCTGCTGCGTACCAATCATCCAACGGCTGAAGTAGATAGCTTGTTGATGTGGTTGGTATGATGACCATATTATACATCCTAACAATAGCAGCAAGAAAATCCTTGACCTTCATCTCAGGCATCAGGTCGGAAATTATAACCTGAGCCAAAGCATAGGAGGCATTGGCAGCCATAGACACATCAGCACTTACTACCGCAGCAGAATTTGTGATTGTCATCTGCGTGACTCGGTACGTCATCGCTACGTTTGTGCTTGGTCGAATCTTGACCTGAAGTGACTCTACGTTGTTGGTCACGGGAACATCAAAGAGGGTAGTGACTCCTGTGCCGTTAGCAGTTGCCTCCGATACGAGTACGCCATTCCTGAACACACCAATGAAGTAGTCATCCGTGTATGCGCTTACGGTGACGTTTACTGCCACATCATAAATATCACCCGTTCCACTTAGTCCAACAGGACTCCACGTTTCGGTAGCGAGGTTAAAGTAGTCGGGCGTTGGTGATGCGGTATTCGTAAAGTTGATTAACTCCCAAGCCGTAGCAGCAGGTTGGTTTTGATACATATAACCTTCTCTGCGATGCAGCCACAAGGATAGGTCAGTAAATGGAGTTGAACTCAAAAACGAACCCGTGAAGGTGATGCCGTATTGTGCTTCCATAGCGTCTAAAACAGCCGTGACCTTGAGTGCGGGCTTCAATTCATAATAATGAATGCCGTGGTCTTCGTTCACTCCCTTGTAATGGAGGTTCGGGTCATCCTTTGCTCCGTTATCTGAATTGTAGTACCAATTGTCAACGGGACTCATCATCGGGTAAAACACAGGAGAATACGTGTCGGTTGTCAACCTCTCAAAGACCGCATTGTCGGTATAGGCGTGGTTGTATTCGGAAGGGAACTCCAAATCGTATAGATAGTCATCACCAAATAAATCTGACAGGCTCACCAAGTCACCATAGAACGTAAGCGTGTACGCATAGGGTTCCGTGCCTTTGAGCTGCACGTTCTCAATCTCTACTACCCCTGTGCGGAATGGTAAGGAGTTGATTTCGATTCTTGCTTCTTGGCGCAAACGCCCGTCAAACGTATTGGCTACGCTTGTGCTTGCAGCACCCGCATTCCAAGCCGTAGTAAAGGTGTTCCAAGTTATGCCGATGCTATTCCACACGGGCGAGCCACCTGTCTCGGTTGTGATGACCGAGCTTGTGATGTTGGAGTTGTAGTAGTGTTGAAGTATCTCGTTGTTACGAGGGCTTGCGGGAATGGTGAATCCCTGCGTGAAGTCCGTGAACACCTTGCTGATGTCCTGTACATTCTGCACCGATAGGTTGATGGTGATTTCCTCATCATCAAAAAGGTCAAGGCGAAAGCCATTGACGTAGAGGTCAACTTTGTTCATCGTACTAAACTGCGCTCGTCAAATGCGTAATTGAAGGTCAGGGTGTAGTTGATGAGCTTTTGGTTGATGTGCTTTTGGTATTCGATGCTGCCACGTTCAGGCTGAACCGCTATCCATTGATTGTTTTCAAGCACCGCCACGTACTCACTCATCAAGATGTCCTTGATTGTTTCATCGTAGTCTTGGTCTACAAAGCCCGTATTTAACGTGAGGCTATTGCGTGAGTTTACGTTGAACGAAGTGTACTTGCCCACCTCCAAAGAAGGAGTTGTGAAGCCATCGTTGTAGATGCTCTTTTCGTAGGTGTCCTGCGTGAAGTTGCCACGCTCATCGCTGCGCTTGAAGAAGGTGATGAAGTCAGCAACGCCAAAGCGGTTAATGAATGCAATTTGATAGGGCGTGTACTTTGGTTCGCAGACTATAACGTATGTTGCAATTATTGCGGTTGAGCTATTTGCATAAGTGACCTCTACATCATAAGTGTCAGCACCAACATTGTTGCTCGGCTTGACTGCGCTTGCCCAAATAGTGGTATTCTGAAGATTTGCAGGGCCAACGGGTAGGTATACCACCGCATCACGAGAATCATTGCTTGGAGGTATAGTTATATTCTGAATATCTGAGCCGCCACCTTGCCAAATGATAGAAACCTTCGTTACCTCGTTTGTTGAATTTTGATAGATAGGTAATACCTCGTAGTTGGTCAAAAGCACCTGACGCTCACGTGAGGTAGCAAGAAGCGTTTGAGTAACAGATGTTGGGCTGATGTTGGTCATCGGTGCCCATCCGTCCGTAGTTAGGTACTTGTAAGTGCCACCCGTTGCCCACACTGCGGTATCGGGTGCTGCTCCGTTGTTAGAGTACCGCCAATCTCCCGTAGGTACAACCCATAGAACCTCACCTTGTGGGCTTTGCGTGAAGCCTACGTCATTCCAAATACTGAAGTCGTGGTAGAACTCCGAGCGTACAAGGTCACTCACCTCAAAGTTGATGACTTGGTTGATAGAGTAGTCCTTGTTCAATTGATAATTAAACGAACCGCTTGATGGTATTGCGCCTGAACCAATACGCAAATTCAAACTCATCGCCTGAAGTTGGTCGTTGGTCAATGCGTTATTCTTGCCCGTAATGAACTGCGGGCTGCGAGCCATTGCAAGGCTACTTGGGGTTGCGATTACAGGTACACTCATTGTAAGTCGGTGGGGTCAATTTTAAATGCGTTAAGCAAATCAGGAGGTAGGCGATTATACGCTATTCTGAATGGCGTGCTAAAGAATTTGGTTGCAGGAATACCTTGCCTGTAAACCGATTCCCTTACTGCGTATGGATTTAGTCCCTTGCTTTCTGCCCATTGCTTAAATGCAGATACAGGTGGCTTTTTATCTTTGAATTGGAACGGGCTATTAGGAGCCTTTTGCTTCCATATCTTGCCCTTATTGTTTTTTCTGTTGAAAGAACTTGTGGTGTTTCTTGTGCCACCTGCTCCTTTAACGCCTTGGTCTTGGAATTGACCATAGTCCTCCATTGAAAAAACTAACGAGAACTTATCACCCGAATAGTAGATGTTGTATTTGATGGAGCTGTAAAGCTCCTTGCTAAAGTTGTGTTTCCCTTTAGTCAGGTTGCTTCTTGCTTGCTGAACGACATACTTGCCGAACTTAATAAGCACCGCAGATATCAACTCCTGACGTGCCATTAGCAGGTGCTGATTTCGGTGTTTGCAAGTAGCACGTCAAAGGTTGCAGTCCATCCCGCAAGGAGGTTCTCAAAACGCTCCGAGAAGGGAACTGCCGAAGCACTGCCATCCAATTGATACAGGTCAGAATATAGGGTGCCTCTGCGTAGTTCCGTGATGACATCGTTGATGACTGCCAATTGCGTGTTCAGAATATCCTGCTCGTTGCTGATTCCGTAGAACGGCTCTGCTTGGTCACGGGGATTCTCTTTGGTCTCATCTACAATATCCATACAAACAAGGCTCACATTCATTCGGACTATTTGTCCTTCGAATGTTGCTTGGTTTATGATGATATGGCTCAATGGGAAGATGGTCTGCTTGTTCAGGTCAATATCAAAGATGTCGCCTGTCGTGACCACGTTCACTTGGCTATGCGCTTCAAGGGTGTCCTTGAGCTTGGTGGTGATGTCGTAAAACTGCCTCATTTCTTTAGTTTTTCTAATTGCTTTCGCTCAACGTCTCCTTTTTCTTTGTCAAATGTGAGAAGGGTGAGGCATTGGTGAATACCCAATCTTCCCACGCTTTCAAACCTTGTGACATCTCCTTGAGCGAGATGGTAGAAAGAAGAATACCAACCCCACTTGAATCCGAACTGCGCTTCTGCGCTATACTCGTTTGCGGGTTCTCCAAAGAGCGAATCGTAGCGTTGAGTAAGTCGCTTCCTAAACGATAAAAAAAAAGCGTTGCGCCTAATACAACATCCATCGGTGCTTGCTTCATTAGGTCGCTATACTTCTCTGCTGATTCGTATGGCTCAATATCGTAACGCTTGCCCAAGTCCTGCGTGATGGGTCGATACAACACCGCCATCGTTTTGTGCAGTTCGGATGTGCTGCTCATATAATTGTCCAAATCAACGTACTCACCAAAGGTGATGTCTTCGAGGTTTGGTACAAATCCGAACTCTTGTTTGCCAATGGTGAACCTTGTCTTCAGCGATGGCTTCTCGTTGAACATTCCGTTCAGGCGGTTGACCACCCCTGCAAGGCTCTTGAACTTTACGTTGGGCAATTGAGCAAGAGGGACGTTGCAAAAGATTTCAAGCATCTTATGCGTCAAGAACTCCTCATCGCCTTCCAATCGTGCGAAGCGTTGGTATTGGTCGAGTGTTATTTCCGACAGGTCGGTGGGTACTACTACCTTGAGTTCCATAAATAAATAACCTTTTGAATTTAACGTATGGCATAGCGTCCGTAGTTCGGGCGGCTTAATTTGTTGTATGTGGCGTAGCGCACCGCATCGATGGCGTGGTTTAGTGAATCGATGGGCTTATTTAGCAGGTTGGAGTTTTTGTCTTCTGTCCATTTGTAGTTCTGCATTTCCTTGATTAGGTTGTTGCTTCGTGGGGTTACAAATAGCTTGTGCCGCTTCAGCACGTCAATACCCACTATAACGCTATCTGCGCCCTTCTGCGTGGGTTTCACGTTCCATCCCATACGATGCAGCTCCTCAATAGATTTGGGTTCGGCAGAATCAGCAAATACCTCAGACCTGCGGTCAAGGTTTAGGCTCTTGAAATGGTTGCTAATGTCGGGGTTGGTCAGTCCCGTTTGGTAGATGAGTTCATCAAGGTATAGGTTGTCTCCTGCTTTGTACACGGCTACGAGTGCGGTAGGGTCGTTGGTGTAGCCAAAGTCCATTCCGTAGGCCAAGAGCGTTGCATCTGTTGGTATGTCCATCGTTCCGAACTGAAAGATGGTTGCTCGGCTCATACCACGCTCACCCAAGCCGTAGATTCGCCAATAGTCCTCATCGGTTGTTGCGAGACGTTCAATCTCCTCTACGATGGATTTGTCAAGGAACGGGTTGTCCTTGTATGTTGATTGGATGTACGTGACATCATCACGGGTCAACAATCGGTCATAAATCCAATGAAATGCGTCAGATGGGTTGTAGTCAATCCATATCTTTCCTGTGGTACGAACCAAGAGCTGAAAGAAGTCTTCCCAAGATAGTTCGTTTGCCTCGTTGCAGAATAGGTAGTCACGTCTTGCTCCCCGTTTCTTTTGCGGTTGGTCAAGGCTGATGAACTCAAAGAGGTTGCCATTGAGCGTGTAGGTGTAGTCGCTCTTGTTATGCTTGGACTCATCGTAGAGGTCAAGGTTGCGCAGGATTTCAAAGAAGTCCCTGTACGCAGTCATCTTGAGTGAGGGTAGCGACTTACGCACAATGGAGTACACCTTGCCCTTCTCTTGCATTGCCATAATGATGAGCATCTGCAAAAGCGAGTAGGTCTTACCTGAACGGCTACCGCCTTGATTTACGACTATGCGAGTGGGCGCAGTATAGTTGCGCTCAAACAACTCACTTGTCTTGACTTGCAGAACGGACAATCTCTACCTTGATTTGGGTTAGCTCATCAGAGACCTCGTGTGAGTTCTCGACTCTTGCGAGCTTTGGTGTCGTGTACTCTGCCATCTTGTTCAATAAGTCAAGCGCACCCTTCGGGTCATCTGCCGCAACTTGCGTGAGCCAAGTGGTCATATTCTCAAGGTTCGCTTCAATGAGGTTTTGGAATGCCTCACGAATCTTGTTGGTGCTTTTGTTGGGGATGCCTGCGGGTCTGCCTGCGGGGTTTAGACTTGGGCCTCCCTTTACGAGGTTGGGGTTTCCTTTTGGCATAGTTCTATTTGGATGTTTTCTAAATAACCTCACAGATTACTCATACGCATAGCGTGTGTTGCAACAAGCAGCTCTTTGTAATGTTTCTTGTCTCCGAATTCAACGTGGCACTCACGGCATAGGGCCATCAGGTTTTCTATGGTGTCAGCAGTTTTGCTTCCGCCCATCCCTCTTGAGTCTATGTGATGGATGTCTACGGCTGTTGCTCGGCATACCTCACAGGGGATAAAGTCTGTTGTATCGTAGCCCATCGCATTCAAGTAGACCTTTGTGTGGTTCTTCATTTTTGGTAAATCCAACAATCGTCAATGAACGTAGCGTGCGGGAGTAGCTCATCTACTGCTTGGATGACTCCCTTCCAATTTTCGTGATAATCGTCTCCTGCTATGTAGCCTCCCTTCTTTACTTTGGGTAGCCATAGCTTGATATCTTCTTTAACGGCTTCGTATGAATGGTCAAGGTCTATGAATACCACATCTAATGACTCTGCCTTGAACTTGCGTGCTGCTGCTTTGGATGTTGCTTTGATGGCGGTGTACTTGCGGTCACCCATATTCTCTACAAATAGGTTGTAGATGTCTTTGGTCTTTGCGAGCTTGTAGTACGAGTCCAAGTATTCTGCCGTACCCTTGAAGGAGTCTACGATTACTATGTTTTGGCCTGTTGCTTTGTCGCATAGGTAGGATGATGACTTGCCGAGCCAAGCACCCAACTCAACGAAGGTCCCGTCTTTGGGCATTGCGTTTAGCAGAAAGTCGTATGCTGCTTGGTGGTTGAACCACCCGTCTATTTGTGAGGTCGTTTTCATTTGAGTGCGTTGTAATAGCAAAGGTATTGGTCTACGCAGATAAGGGTGCCTTTCTTTGCTGCAACCTGTGCAAAGGTACCATCTGCCTCATAAGTCATTTCAAAGCGCAAGGTAGACAAGTGGTATGGCTTGAACATAAAGCAGGCAGTGTCAATGTTGCCTACCTTCGGTTGGTCGGTAGGGCGGAGCCGCCCCTCTTGTCCCCAAGTTACGATTGATGAGTCAAGCGAGTTGAGGTTGTTCCACTCCTCAAGGAACTTTGGATGTAAGATGTTGTCATCATCCAAGAAGTATACCCAATCATCTTGCGTGAATTGGTCTTGGTATAGGTCAAGGAATTCGTTGCGTAGTGGGTGTCCCCAATGTCCCGTTTGCTTTGAGTAGTAGGTTACGTTTGCTCCTGTTGATTCTTTGAAGTCAGTTGAAGCATCCATCACCACCACCCAAGTAGCATAGCTTGGGATGTATTGTTTTATCCTCTTGAGGTTTTGAGGACGTGAGCAAGGGGTTACGATGTAAAGCATCGGAGTTCATTCATTTTGGTCATTGTAAAATCTTGCACGTACTCATATAACGATTCCGCAAGGTCGTGAACTTGGTTGGGGTTGTCATTTAGCCTCTTGATTGCTCCTGCCCATTCAGAGGGATGGTTGATGGCTATACAGTTGTCCTTTGTGATGTATGGTGAATAGGGATGCGTGTTGCTCACTACAAGAGCGCATTTGCTGAATCCTGCTTCAAGCATCTTTAGGTGCGACTTGCACTTTGCGAACTCGGATGTTGAAAGCGGCACGAGGCTAACGTCAAAGAAGTTGTAGAGGCGATGGTATGCGTTCGGTGGGAATGTTTTAAGCGTTGTAGATGCGTTCATCATCTGCGGGTAGTTGTCTACGTCCGCAACATACGCTTCATAGCCTGCGAGGTCAATTGTTGATTCCCTTACGTCTATCTGATGGTGGTTGCCTCCGATGTAGCCGAATCTTACTTTGTCACTCGGTTCTCGCTCTATCTGCCAAGTTGGTACGCTGATTCCGTTTGGGATGATTCGGATGTTGTTGTTGTACTTCTTAACCTTTGAGGCAAGGTGCTTGTTGGTTACCCATACCTCATCTGCTGCTTTCATACTGCGTACAATGCGCTCACGCATCTTGTCAGCATACATCCCACGCAAGGGGTGAGTTGGTGGCAGTACCCACCAATCATCTTGGTCTACGATTAGTTTGATTCCCTCTTTGCGGCATAGCTTCACGAAGTCCTCAAACGGCTCAACAGGAAATGCACGGCTTGCAAAGATGTGCGTGACCTTTGCCCACATATCAGGCTCAACGTCCGTGATTTTCTCTATAAACATAATGTCCGCCTCCTGATGGCAAATCAGAGGGGCGAACACTCGGTGATAGGCAACGCCTGAATTGAGCTTGTGAAAAGCAATAACAAAGGGTCTATTCATACTTGTTAGATTTCTTTATGTTGTCTATTGCCCACAAGGGTTGAAGATTCGTATAATGATTTAATTCCATTACTTCATCTTTAGTTTTTGCCATTGACAACGGTTTGATGTGGTCAACGTGCCAATCACCATAATTATCCCAAGTCATACCATCTTGAAATTTTGACTCAATGTAGGACTTGAATTCATATTTTGTTATTCCAATAGATTTAGCAAGGCTTACTTTTTTATTTGCAATAATTGATTTACAACAATATGTGACCCGACACCTCATATTGTGAATCAATCTAAATAAAGGGTCTTCAGCTCTGCGTTGCTTCATATATTCAGTGTGCCTATTTCTAAACTCATCCTTTTTTGATTTGCGGTATACCTTATGAGCTTCGGCACGACATTCTTTACAATGCAATTGCTTTCCATCCTTTCGAGTAGAATCTTTTGAAAATTCATTGTAAGGCTTTTCGACCTTACACTTATTACACACCTTCATAGTGTTCCCCCTCGTTGCCGTTGGTTCCGATGATGTCCATTCGTTTGTTCATCTTCTCCTCATTCATAGCCCATTGCTCTTGCTTGACTTTGAGTTCTTCGTTTCTTGCCCAATCACGCATAGCGTAACGCTCAAGATGTTCCACCCACATACGAGCAGCAACTGCCCTGCGTTGGGGTTTAAAGGGATAGGTCTTGCGTAGACGAGCCATTGCAATCCTCATAAATTGGTCTCTCATATCGATAAATCGTTTTCGGTTAATAGCGAATGTAGTTTGTCTCTTGTATCCTCGTAGGCTTTGTGAACCTCATCGGACATTGAATCAGGAGCATACTTGGTATTGGCTCTCAAGAAGTGGTCAAGCTGCCAAATGACGTAGGCGTACTTGCCTCCGTTGACGGCCTTCTCGAACTCATCTTGTTCATCGGGTAGGTTGTATTCAAGTGTTGCTTTCATATCGTGTAAAATAAAAAGACTCCGTTAATCAGGGCGGTAGCTTGCCGCTTGCTGAAACCTAATGCGCCATAAGCGGGCGGAGTTCTCATTTCTCTTTGGTGTTAAAGGGTTCCAACAATCGTGTACGAGTCCAAGTCCTCACCCAAGATGAAGAACTGCTTGTAGAGTTCAATGGCCTCCATTGTCTTGCGTTCTCCCTCCTCTACGAATTCAGGGCTGATGCCGTAGATGCCGATGTCAAGACTCGCCTTATCAATAGCGATGAAGTAGAACTTGTCAATGGGTACACCAAAGAGTCGGGTGTATATGAACGCCTGTACATCGTAGCCGTACTTCTTTGCCGAGTAAGGGAATGCCCTTAGGTCGGTTGTTGTTTTCAAGTCAGCCAAGAAACCTTCAGCGTAGATGTCAGCCTTCGCCCGAAACGGCAAACCGCCAATCATACCAATTTTTGGCACTTCAAACTCGCAGCCGGTTATCAACCCAAGTACGTTCTCATTGCGTAGCAAGGCATCTGCGATGCGTTGGGCTTCGTTGTACTCCTTACGGGTGCAGATGTTGCGCTTTCCTTTCGCCTCTTGCCACGCCTTTGCGTTCTTGCTTTGCACCTCAATCACCTCGTACTCCTCAACACGATGCGGCTCAAGAGCCATCAGGTGAACCAAGCGACCTACGGCAAAGGCATCAGAGTCTTCGCTGCCGTACTTGGTGACGTAGTGGTAGGTCTTTGGTGAGGTCAGCAGCAGCTTACAGGCTGATGATGATAGGGCATTCTTTGAGAGGTTGCCGTAGTAGAAGGAGTCATCCTGCATCTTGGCAAGGACTGTCTCCATATCCCAAGTGCTTCCGTCAAGTAGTTCTATGATTTTCATTTCTGTGTAGAGTATTTCTCGTTGCCAATCTTGCATCATAACATTCAAAATTAAAGGCCGCAATAGCCTGAGTCGCATTCGTTGAAGTCCGAGTCGAATAGCTCATATTGCGAGTTCCAATTCTTGATTTGCTCATAGGTCACATCTTGATTCCATTGATTTCCCCTGTATGACTCCATTGCGACCTTCTCAGTCTCATTGAACCACTCAAGTTTATTCGGATGCTTGTCCCACATCTTTTTAATCAAGGCGGGTGTTTTGTGGAAGCAGCCAACGCAGTTGTTCATCCAAGCGAATCGCACGGGCTTGTCGCTCCAATAAGCCTCAATTTGGTCACGATAGATGTTTGCCTCAATCAAAGGGAATCTTGGTATCTGATAAGGTATTGATTCCCATTTGTTATTTCCATTCTCGTGCTTGCCAACGATGGTCTTGAACTTCATAGCTCCACCATCAGCCGCAGTCCGCTCCATCATTGAAGCAGCTCGCCTTGTCTCATTTGCACGAAAGCCGATTCGTGTTTCTACTATCTCACCGATGTTGTCACGCCAAAACTCGAACATAGGTTGAATCTTCATCTCAACCGTGCAGAACCTACGCATAGCATTTGGAAGCTGAACACGGCCATCCTTGCCACGTCTTACCGTTTCATCAAAGGTCTTGCCCGTCACCCAAGTGATTGGTCGACCAATGTACTGCTCAAGGTCAAGCATCGTGTATATAATGACATCATCCTCTGCCGTTCCAATGAATGGAGCTTGAATTTTGTCTTCTACCTGTTGACGTATTTTGGCATCAGGGAACAGACAGTTCTTGTCTTCAATTCTTACAAGAGAGAAGATGTCATAATCCGCAGGGTAGTTCGCTGCGATGTAGGCTGACGTTCGTCCGCCCGATATGGAGTTCATTGTTTTCATCTGATTGGTTTTGATAAAGATAAGCAAAAATGTTTATTTGTGAAAGGTTTGGTCGTGCCATTCCATTGTGTAGAAGTTAGACTCGTACCATTCTTCAAACTGAACTCGCACTAATGCGTCTCGGTATGCCTTGCGAAGGTTGACTTCTTCAATTAGCTCAATGTCTTTGAGTATTGATTCAGGGATGTCAAACGACTCGAACTCACGGAGTAGTTGGGCGATTGTTTTCATTCTTCTGATGCTACGGTTGTTGCCCAATTTATGTACGCATAGTAAATCTGCGAGTCAAGTGCGGGCGGTGGGTTGTGGATAGATGAGGTCGGGTATGCGGTGGTCATAATGTAGCCATCAACATCCGACTGCTCCTCGTGGTAGGTGATGTCCATCTCGTAGGAGTAGAAGTCCTGTACGTGGTCATAGCCGAGCCATTTAGCAAGAACTTGGTCAGAGTTCAGGTTGTCGGGGTCGTAGTCCTCAAGGGCATCCCAATAAGCTTGTGGTAGAACATCCTTGTCTTCAAGCCAAAACTTCAAATCTTGATAGTCAAAATTCATAGCCCAACGATTTGAAGAGTCCATAGGTAAGCCCATACAACTACCGCAGAAGCGATGGATTGAGCGATGAAGGTGAGTGTGTTTTTCACGGTGATTGGTTTTATTAAATTGATGAAAAATCTAATACTGCACGAAGCCCTTGAGATGTTATGGGCAGCCCTAATTCAGCAATAAGAGAACGAGTGACTAATCGAATGCGTGTCTCTAAATACGATTTGTCAGAATTGTAATTGCAGTGGTCTTTCGTAAGACGTTGATACAAACTCTTTAGTCGTGCAAGCTCTTGCTGCTTTTTGACAATGTAGTCTAATTGTTCTTGTGTCATCTGATTGGTTTTAAATGATATTCAAATATAGGTAGACCATTTAACCCTGCAATAGGCAAGTCCTAAAAGTCAAGCATTTGCACCAAACTGAATATACTTTGAATAAAAAAGAGGGCTATTTGCCCTCTCTCCATTGTGTGTAGCAAACTGCTACTGCTTGGTCTTTGTCGGTGTATTCGCTTGCGATGGCCTGCATACATCTCTGAATGTAGTCGCTTTGCTTCTCATCTGCTTGGGGCTTGGGAATTGGCATAGTGTAAATAAAGGTTGATTTGATTCATTAGCTGCGGCTTGTCCTTGATGCCGTCTTCATTGTAGTAGACGTACAGGTAGGGTGCAAACTGTTCTTTGTATTGTTCGTTTTTTGCTCGGTGACCCTCCTTCGCCTTGAGCTGATACGGAGTGTTCATCATCAGATACGATTCGGGCTTGATTTGCACACCAAGAATCAACGTGTCCTGATGGTACATCTCTGCGTCAATGCAGTAGTCGTGGTCTATCGCAAACGAAGTACGCTTGAAGTTCGCCTCAGGGAATGCCAAGTTCAGGTCGTTAATGACCATCAGCTCTTTTGCAAACCCATTCCACGTCTGACCAAGCACACGATGATAAATGTACCTCTTGATGGTCATCTCATCAAGTTCAGGTAGACGCTCCGTCAGCGCATCATAAGCAATGTATAGACCATCCCACCCCTGTACGTCTTTGTAGTATTGTTCCCATCCTTTATCAGTTGGGTCGGATGTTGTTTCGTAGTAGTCAGAAATTAATCGGACGCACTCACCAACAATGTCCTTGCCGAAGAATGGATTGATTTTGGCGTTCTTGTTTAACGACCTGTAAACATCCTTTGGGATGTCGATGGTATATAGCATCAGTAGGCGTTGTATAGTGCCTCTAACTCCTGCAAGCGACCACGCATACAAGAACCGCAGTTCGTAGGCTGCACGTTGTCGTTGAATACTCGGTTGTAGATTTTATTCAGTTCGGTCTGCTCAAATGCAGTCACGACATTGCGGCCTTTCATCTTGCCAATAAACTCGTACTCCACTTGCGTCAAGCATTCAGGCTTTCGGTAGCGGAACAACTTGTTGAGCTTCTCCTTGCGGGCATCGCATCCGCAGTCCACGCCTGTTGCTTCGCTGAACCAATCTACCGCAGCTTTGATGCCTGTGGCGGTTGTGATTTGCTCAATGGTGTCACCCAAGCCGCTTGGCTTCCTGCCACGCTTTGTAGGTTTCGTTGCAGTCGGTTTGGATTCGTTCTCTTGCATTTTTTAGGGTATTGAAAATTGAACGTGCTGATATTTTGGTTTCATCCGCAAGGGTGCGAATGCTCATATCAGTATTGTGGTATAGGTGAAATATCTTTTTGTCGTACCAATGCCAATCATCGGCAGTCTCCCATATCTCCTCGTACAGGGTTTGTAGTTCGATTTCTGCTTCTACATTCGCCTCTTCAAAGATTAGTTCATCTTCAAGAATAGAGACGTCTACGAACTCGAATCTTGATTTGGCTTTCATCAGGGAGGTATACATATTGCGGAGCGTAACGTACACGAAGAAGGTGTTGACCTCCGTTTCGTTGTACATTATTTTCTCGGCATCGTCCACGTACTTGTACAGGCGGACGTACATTTCTTGGACAATATCTT